AGTCTTTCTACTTTTAAAGAAGTAGGTCAAAAGATGTACGAAGAAGGTTTAAAAAATACTAAACCTTTTACAGAAGCATACCAAAATATGGTAAAGGCTTTCTATCCACACTTGAACGGTCAAAGTAAGTAATAATGTGGCCTTATAATTATTGTGAGTGGAAAACAATTACTTACGGTAATAAAAGAAAACACAACCATTACAAAAGATTAAACAATTATGGTTTAATCATAGCAAGTATTGTTCCTACTATTTTATTAATAGGATCACTTGTCATACTACTATTGACAAAATAACACTTTTGTGTTATATTAAAGATTAGGGCGGCAATTAAGTTTGTCGCCCTTTTATATTAAGGGGTGAAATGAATAGTAAAGAATTTAGTTTAAAAATAGAAAATATTGTAAAAGAAAAAAGAATATCACATATGGAAGCAGTATTGTGGTATTGTGAACAAAACGAAGTAGATCCAAGTTCAGTAGGGTCATTAATAAGTAAATCACTCAAAGAAAAAATAGAAGTTGAAGCTATTGATTTAAGATTAATCAATAAAGCTCCAGGAGGAAAGCTACCAATATAGTTATGTATGGTGGATATGATGTATATAAAACTTATCTTGCTGTTAAGTTACACTTTACATCAGATACTTATGACTATTATAAGTATGAAGGTAAGGTAAATTCTAGTTTAGATAGTTTTACAAAAAGAAAGGACAAATACTTTTTTCATAAATTAAGTACAAGGTATAAACAAGATGAAATATTGGACTTTTTTGTATCAAACTTTTGTAGCAATGGTCAGAAGTGGGTGGGAAATCTTTTACAAAATGATGGTAGAGATGTGTACTTGGATTATAAAAAACGCAAAGACGCATTTAGTTACCATTTTAGAAATGACTGCACTAATATTTTTAACGATTTTAATGTTAAGCGGTTTTCTTTTAATGATGGTTTTTCTGTACTTGGCGGACAGCATCCACGAGTTTTACACTTACTTATCCAAGGGAAAGTTAGTCACCAAACCGCCATCGTGCTTGATTACTTCTTATCGTTTATTAAGAATTGGGATAAAGAGATTAAAGAAAAAATTGTTTGGAAAGATATAAGTAAACGATTAAAAAAATTAAAACCGTTTGTAAACTTTAATGCAACTGAATGTAAGATGATATTAAAGGAGATATTTGTAAATGGCGAATAAAGTATTTTGTATTGGTAATGGTGAAAGTCGTCAATCAATTGACTTGAACAAATTAAGATCCCACGGAAAGATTTATGGCTGTAATGCTTTGTATAGAGATTTTACACCAGATGTATTAGTTGCAGTTGATGCAGATATCATACAAGAAATATACGATAGTGGTTATTCACAAAAGAATGAAACTTGGTTTAGAAATTGGAAACAAATAGATGATAACACACACTGTATTGATAACTTAGTATTAGGTGAAAAAGATAGAGGTTATGGTGCTGGAGCATCATCAGGTAAAATCGCATTAACACAAAACTTAGATGTAAAAGAACTCTATCTCATAGGACACGATTTAAAGAGTAATACAAACTTTGTTAATAATATCTACAAAGGTACATCTTGTTATAGAGATGTTAAAGCAACACCTGTACCACCTGTGAATTGGATTACTCAATGGAAAACTCTATTTTGTGAGTATCCATTTGTACAATTTTATAAGGTAAATCCAGAGGGTCAGGATACAATAAGTCTTCCTGTTCCTGAATGGAATGATGTAATGAATTTAAAATATATCAGTATTCAAACCACACTTGACAAATTTGGTATTTCCTGATATATTATATAGAATGTTAAAACAGCATATTAGTTGTATAAATAACTATGATACCGATTATACAGGTAACACAAATACGTAATACGAAAATACAAAGGAGATAAATTATGGATTTCGACACGTTAAAACAATCGTCAAGTAACTTTGACAAACTTACCAAAGCAATTGAGGCAAACCTCAATCCCGAAGATAAAGAAAAGAACAAATCAAAATACCAAGATGATAGATTTTGGAAACCAGAACTAGATAAAACTGGAAATGGTTTTGCTGTCATTAGATTTTTACCAGCAGTTGAAGGTGAAGATTTACCTTGGCAAAGAGTGTGGTCACACGCATTCCAAGACAAAGGTGGATGGTATATTGAAAACTCATTAACTACTCTAGGTCAAAAAGATCCTGTGTCAGAAGAAAACACAAGACTTTGGAATACTGGATTAGATAGTGATAAGGAGATTGCTCGTAAGAGAAAAAGAAAACTATCATACTATTCAAATGTTCTAATAGTATCTGATCCTAAGCATCCAGAAAACGAAGGTAAAGTATTTTTATTCAAATTCGGTAAAAAGATATTTGATAAGATTACAGAAGCAATGCAACCTGCGTTTGAAGATGAGAAACCAGTAAATCCTTTTGACTTTTGGAAGGGCGCTAACTTTAAATTAAAGATTAGAAAAGTTGATGGATATTGGAATTATGATAAATCCGAGTTTGAGCCTGTTTCACAAATCAAACCAACTGATGAAGAAATCAAGTCGGTTTGGAAACAACAACACGCTCTAAAACCTTTCCTAGACCCTAGTAATTTTAAAACCTATGATGAACTTAAAGAGAAACTGAATAGGACAATTACGGGTGTACGAAGCGCTAGTACAGTTGAAAGTACGGACCTCCCGCCGAAAACCAACGGTACAGTGAAAAGTAAAGAAGTCGCTCCTGACGCCAGTGATGATGACGATACAATGTCATATTTTAGTAAATTGGCAGAAGAGGAGTAATTCTCTCCACTTTAATTACTTTGAAAGGGCGGTCGAAAGGCCGCCTTTTTTTATATAAATATTACTAATATGCCAACAATATTAGATCCTTTAGTAGATAAACAAGGCGGAATACGAAAGTCAGCAAACTGGTATAGAAATACTATTGCGTCTTTTGGTGATAAGATTACTGCTAGAAAACTAATGGCATCTGGTAGATTGACAGGTAGAGTTAGTCCAGGAAGACTGAATATGTTTTTCTATGACCCTAAGTTTAAAAAGACATTACCTTTATATGATACATTCCCACTTGTATTACCACTAGAAACAATTCCAGGTGGCTTTATGGGTATGAACTTTCACTATCTACCACCACTATTGAGATTTAGATTATTAGAGAGATTACAAAGATTCGCAGATGGAGGACTAGGTCCAAACACTAAAATTAATGCGAGTTATGATGGTATTAAGAATATAAGTATTGCTAGAAAGACTATTAAAAAATATCTATACTCACACGTTAGATCAAGTTTTTTAAGAATTGATTTTGATGAAGCAGCATTAGCTGTGTATTTACCTGTACAACAATTTAAAAAGGGGACACCATACTAATGAAAAAACTTATAAACAAAATCATATATGGTATTGAACAATTCAGTTATAAAGTAAATCAATGGGCGTGGAAGAAACGTTGTGTAATTACTAAAAAGAAAAGAAGACGATAATGGCAATTTTACGAGGCGGAAAAAGAATTGGTGGTTTTGATATTCGAATTGGATTACCACGTGATCGTTCTTTAGATGATGTAACAAGCGATCCAAGACTACGACAAAAAGCTGGAGGTAATCCTGAAAGTACAATGGGTAGATTCCAAGCTATGGTTAATGAAGCAGAGGGATTTGCTCGTAAGGCAAGATTTTATGTTGAGTTTAAATTACCAAAAGGTTTAAATTATGGTGGAGGTATCGGTGGGGAAGATACAGCAGTACAAGTCAAAGGTGCTGATGAAGGATTAGTTTCATTTCAAACAACAGAACAATTAAATGCTGTACATATAGCAAATGGAAAACGAGTACAAGCATTTTGTGCTGAAATAGCTATGCCTGAAAGAACAGCAGTAACAAAAGATATTAGACACAATGGTCCACCAAGAAAACACGTTTACGATTTTACTAGTCAGGATATTACAGCTACATTTTACACAGACAAGTTTTTAAGAGAAAGAAGTTATTTTGAATTATGGCAACAAGCCGCATTTAGTATGAAATCTTTTAATCATAATTACTATGATAACTATGTGTCACCAATCAATATATTTCAATTAGGTAACTATGCTTCCAGACAGGAAAGAGATGATATTACTTATGCAGTTAAGTTGTTTGATTGTTATCCAAAGGCAATTGGAACAGTAGATTATTCTTATGAAAACAATAATGTTCAAACTTTTACTGTAACGTTTACATTTAGACATTGGATTAACTATTTTATTGATAGATCAGGTGAAATTAAATTAGGACAACCAGATTTTGGAACACCAGAAATTAAAACATCAGGAGGAATTTTTGGAGGATTACTTGGTAAATTACCACCAGAACTTAGAAGAGCAGGACGTGATGTACTTAATGATTTAAGAAGAAGAGCTCCAATTGGTAGAATTACAGGCGGTAGAGTATTCCCACCATTTAAAATACCACCATTAAATTTATAATATATTATGGCTTACATAGTTACTAAAAGAACTGAAAATAAAAACAAGGTTGTTATGAGTGTTCGATCAAATGGACACGAGGATAAAAAACTTTTAGTAGATGCTACTACACTTGAAAACATAACAGGTACACCTCAATTATCCATAGATAATATTCATTTTAATATTGAATTAAAACCTGAAGGATTAGATTTATTGAGAGATGAAGACTCAGGATTTAATTTCCAGTATTTGAGAGATATGGGTTGGATTTCAATTGAGCACGATATTAATAAAAATATTAATGCAGATGAAAATTTAG